CGGGCGCTCCAAAGATCATTAGCGATAGCATCACTCTTCCGCCGGTAAAACCGACATTAGTGGTAAGGCAAACGTCGAAGCGGTCGTAAGATTGCAGAAACAACGGGAGCCAAATGAGGCTCCCAAATATCAGGGCAATGGTTAGCGGTTTACACTCACTCCTGAGAAGTATTTTTCGCCCGCTGCCGGTTCGATTCCGGCGCCTTGACGTGTGAAAAAATGTTTTTTGTGGGGGCGCGGCTAACGAGTCGCGCTCCTTTCCCTTAGAAGATTATGGATACTCTTAGTGTAACATTAAAACAAATGACCAAGTTTAAAGGCGCAAAACTGAAAGGGTTTAAAGATCCTAAAAAGTTTTTACAGCTTATCAATCATCCGCTTATCAATGTAATAGACGCAACTATAAAAGCAATAGAGCCTACCAATTGGAACCGTAATGGATTTGTAGCTTATGTTTTGTACAAAGATGTAAGGTTTTTATTGCCAACTGATATTGTAAATAGATTAAAAGCATCAGGAAACTATCAATATACACAAACAAAGTTTAAGCGTTGAATAAAGAAGTTTTCATATTTTTTGGTTAGTTAGTTAAAGTTGCCCGGTGCGTTTAGGCGTGCCGGGTTTTTGTATTATGACTGAAAAAAAAGAACCTATATTTGTAATTAAGAACGGCATTGAAGTACTCAACGCAAAGTCAGGGCTATGTATGCTCACTGGCTTTATGTTCGCTTCAAACGAATGGAGAAAGCAAGAGTATGCAGAAGCAAGAAGAAGACGCGGAGTTGACTTAAACGAACGAAGGCGCAAAGGATACAAGCAAGATGTAAAGCACGATACAAAGTAAGGATGAAATTACGGTAACACAGGGTAACACGCTCGCAACGCTGCAAAGTATTGCGGGCATTTATAAACAGGATAGAACATGACACGCATAACAAAGCATCAGCCGCGACCGTGGCAGCACGAACGAAAGGCCCAAGATAGGCGGCGCAATAATAACAACGAGTTTTATAACTCCCAAGCGTGGAGGAAGTATCGCCGAGCGTTTATAGATAACAATCCGCTTTGCGTTGTATGCGATGGCAATGGATTGTTTATAGTTGGTACGGTAGTGGATCACATTACGCCAATCAACGATGGCGGCTCTAAATGGGATGTATCTAACCTGCAAACGTTGTGCGATAGCTGCCACGCTATTAAGTCAGGAAGGGAGGCCCACACCGGGCGCAAACGTCAAGGGGATGGGGGGTTATGATCTCTACGCGATCCCTGCCAACACCGCCGCTGCCACTTTTCGTAGGGTCGGGCAGTGTTTTGGGCCTATGGTATTAAGATTAAATCTAAACAAGCCGTAAAAACATGAGAAAGTTACCGGACAAAGTCAAAGAGCAACGCGGAACGCTTAAAAAAAGCCGCGTCAATCCGGGCCAACCAATCGCCCGACAAATAACAACAATTCCAACTCCGCCTCCATCGCTACCGGAATCAGCGCATCGTATTTGGTACGATCAATGTACTAATCTTTGCGAGATGGGAATTTTAACCGCCGCCGATCTTGCATTAATAGAATCCTTTTGCGTCGAAAAAATGAAGTACGACCGAGCGACTGAGTTCTTGGAAACAAGCGGACTTAAAAAGCCGGGAGATATGCTCGACTCCACCAATAAGGGAAATACTAAGATGGTATCTTTGTATATAAAGATCCAGGATCAAGCGTTGGCAAACATGATTAAAATAAGTAGCCGGTTTGGGTTTGATCCGGTCAGCCGTACAAGTATTGGAGCGTCGGAAGTTAAGAACGATCCGTTAAGCGATTTGATATGAAAGCACAGGAGGCGCGCAAATTAGTAGATGACTTTATTTCCGAAGGACTCAATCCGGAATCGGTGTTTAGTTCTTGGGCGCGCAAATTAGTAGCTCAACACGTGGCAGACCTGGAAGCGGCAAAGTCAAAAGACTATCCTTACTACTTTGACGAGGCCGCCGCGATGCACATTTTACAATTCTTTGAACACATCCAATTTTCAGAGGGCAATTTTCGCGGGAAGCCTTTTGATCTTCACGGATGGCAGGCATTTACTTTGTGGTGCGTATATGGATGGAAGGTAAAAAGTAACGACTGGCGCCGATATTTCAAAGTATATATCAAAATCGCGCGTAAAAACGGGAAGACAGAGTTTTTATCCGGAATTGGCATCTACGGGCATCGCTTCGACAAATACGAACGCGACGCGCAGGTATATTGGTTTGCGACTGCCAAAAAGCAAGCTACTATCGGATTTAGAAAACAGCAAGCGATGACGCGCCTATTGTGCGCAAAGTCCCCAACGTATTCGAGTAAGGTTCGGGTCTATACCCACTCAATCTCCGACCGCGACGCAAATGGATTTACCTCGTATTTGGGTAGGGACAGCAAGAGCGAGGACGGAACAAATCCTTTTTACGGCATTTGCGACGAGTACCACGCCCACCCAAATAACGACATGATGGACGTAATAGAATCGGGAATGGGCTCCCGCAAAAGTCCTTTAATTTGGGTAATTACAACAGCGGGCAAAAATCCGGACGGAGTTTGCGCAACTTTTGAAAAAACCTGTAAACAGATCTTAGACGGCGTTATACCAAATCCAGGTATTTTCCCTTTAATATTCGATATTGACCAAGATGACGACTGGCAGGACGAGCGGATTTGGAAAAAGGCAAATCCTTCACTTGGTGTATCCATCTCTTATGACTACCTGCGCCGCGAACTATCAAAAGCACTCACAGAGGGAACGACCGCAAAAAACAACTTCCTAACCAAAAATCTAAATGTTTGGGTAACGTCGTTAGATAATTGGATTGATGACGCCGACTGGATGCAGGGCGCCGAAATTGTAACGGAGGCGGAAATGGTTGGCCGCTCTTGCGTTGGTGGCCTTGACTTAGCATCCACCTCAGATACTTGTTCCCTTATTTGGTTATTTCCACCGGAATCGGAAAGAGAGAAAATAAAGATATTGTTTCGATGTTGGGTTCCCGAAGATGAAGCGATAAAGGTTACTAAATTACGCGGCTTCCCTTACCTAAAATGGATTGAAGCCGGCGAACTAACCGCAACGCCGGGCAACGTCACCGACTACGACTACATTTTAAAACAAATTGACGACGACGCGCAAAAGTTTAAAATCCATTCCATCGCATACGACCGATACGGCGCCGGCCAAGTTTCCAAACGCCTAACAGACTCCGGGATAACTGTTTCTCCTTTTGGTCAGGGCTTTTTGTCGATGTCGGCTCCCACAAAGGAATTGGAGCGATTAATTAAAGGCGGACAGGTCCAACACGGCGGCAACCAGGTACTACGATGGATGGCATCTAACGCAGTGGTTCAACGCGATCCATCCGACAATATCAAAGTCGTAAAAGATAAGGCATTTGGTAAAGTGGATGGAATTGTTGCGCTCGTTATGGCGTTAGGGCAATGGGTGACTTTTAAAGACGAAATAAACACCAACTACAACGTATTCACGATATTATGATAAACGCAAACAAGGTTGAACTTTTAGGGCATTATGGATCAGATGAAACAATCGCGTTAAGCGCTTGGACTTCAACGAGCCGCGAATTATCAGACGAAAAGCGCGAACGAATACCGGCGCTAATCAATCAACTTTGGTCAGCAGATCCGGTCCCGCACGGCACGCCCTTCGAAAAAGGAATGGTGCACTTTTTAGTTACGGCCGACATTGCAACGCATATCCACTTTTTAAAGCATCGAATTAGTAGCATAAACGCAGAGAGCGCGCGTTACAAGGAATTGAAGGAGGATAAAGTTTTTGTTCCGGTGGATTTCAAAACCGCTCAATTGAATTATGATGAATTAGCGGATCCGGAGGTCCACGAGTTTTTTGTTAAGCAGCCACACGAACCGTACAACTGGGGCAGCGCTTTATCGTTATTCAGCAACCTATCAAATGCGCTTTACCACGAAGCGGTTAAACAGCTAACGCCGCAACTTGGCAGGAAGCGCGCCAAAGAGTCGGCAAGGTATTTTAAATTGTATAACTCGCAGATAACCTTTGATGTAATGTTTAACCTTCGCTCCTTCCATAATTTTTACACCCAAAGAGCAGACAAACACGCCCAAATAGAAGTGCGCAAAATTGCCCTACAAATGATGGAATTGATTAAAACCATTGAAGGCCAACCTTTTAAACACACCTTAAAAGCGTGGGGCGTTTAGTAGAAGCGCGTGAATTTAAAAAGCAATACGATGACGCCTGTATGAATGAGCCATACAAGGCGCGGCATTTAATTTATAATGAATTGGAACAGGCATTTTTTGCGAAAAAAGGGCGTAAAAAGTACAAGAATTACGGCGTTTTCCGGAAATGCCTATCTATTATGCGAAAAAACGAACGAAAAAAGGTTAAACGCCTATAATGTTACCCAAAAAAAGCGGTAAAACGTGCAATATCCTACCATATTTGCACAAATGGCAATATTTGACCAATTCAAGGCCTTAATCGGCTCAAAACCGGAGCAGCGCTCGACGTTGTCAAATCCTTCCAGCTGGTTTATCGAATGGCTAAACGGCGGTCCTTCCGTTGCCGGTCAAAAAGTTAATCCGGAAACAGCACTAAAAGTATCTACCGTTTACGCGTGTGTGAGCTTGCTTTCTCGCACTATTGCAAGCCTCCAATTGGGATTTTACAGGAAATTAGAGGACGGCTCCGAAGAAATTACAGGAACTCCGGAACAGTACGCGGTTTGTATTGAGCCTAACGACCGGATGACGTCCTATACTTGGCGGAGTACGTTTATGCTCCATTTAATGATGAGGGGCAACGCGTATGCTAAATTGAAGTTTGACCGTACCGGCCGCGTTTCCGGATTTCAAATACTCCATCCGGATTTTGTCGAACCGTACCTTTACAAAGGAAAGATATTTTACAAGAACACAAACGAGGGAGCAAGCGAAACGCTTGACTCCGGCGAGGTTCTCCACATTCGGAATTTTTCCGATGATGGTATTGAAGGCAAAAGCCCGCTAACATATGCGCGCGAATCAGTAGGAATGGCGCTGGCTGCAAATGACTATGCCGCGGCGATGTACGAAAATGGCGGCGGTCTTCGTGGTATTGTAGAAACTCCTATACCGCTCGATCAAAAGCAGGCCGACTTTATGCGCGAAAATTTCCTTCGTGTGATGCGTAACTACAAAGAAACGGGTTCAATCGGCGTCTTAGATCGCGGCGCTAAATTCCAACAAATCGCGCTCAGTCCAAAGGACGCTCAATTCATCGAGTCGTCAAATATGACCGTTCGCGAAATTGCACGTTTTTTTGGAGTTCCGCTCCACTTAATTGGCGACCTTGAGCGCGCCACTTTTGGCAACATCGAACATCAGTCAATCGAGTTCGTAACGCATACAATACGCCCAATCGTCAAGAATTTTGAGGACGAATTGAACCGCCGCGTTATTCGCAAATCAGATCGAGCTAACTATTTTTTTCGATTCAACCTCGATTCCTTGCTAAGGGGTGACACCCAAGCGCGTGCGCAATATTACTCCCAAATGCTAAACGCTGGCGTTATGAGCTTGGATGAGGTTCGACGCCTTGAAAATATGAATCCGATCGCCGACGGGCTTGGCAAAAAGCATTATATCCAGGTTAATATGACCACTCTTGAAAATTTACAAGCGCCTAACAATGACCAACAACAGTAGAACAATAAACGAGGCAGAGGTTCGCCTCGCAAATATTGGAGCGCTCCAAAAGCGGGCAGAGAATGACAGCTCAATGAGAATTGGCGGCACGGCTGCAATATTTGATACTTATACTTCAATGGGTTGGTACTTGGAAAGGGTAAACCGTTCGTTTTTTGATGGAATGGACACGACCAAAACCGCCGCCCTAAAAAACCACGATTCAAATTTAGTACTTGGCAGAACTGCAAACAACACACTCCGATTAACAGTCGATGACAAGGGGCTGCAGTATGAGGTTGATTTACCGGATACGCAAATAGGCCGAGATACGTATGAGGAGGTAAAGCGCGGGGATATATTCCAAAGCTCATTCCAATTTACTGTAAAAGACGAGAATTGGAGCGAATTGGATCCGGATGAACTACGCGGCAAAATTCCGGACGAGTGGATCGACCGCGCAATCTATGGAGGCAAAGTACAAGTTAGGGAACTCCTAAAAGGCGGCACGCTTTACGACGTTGCTCCGGTTACATTCCCAGCTTACCAAGATACAACAGTTGCCAAGCGCTCATTTGAGGGCGCAAAAAAAGTAGAAACTCCAAAAAACCAAAACATAAACATCCGGTTAGCAATTGCAAAGGCAAACGCGGCCGCTTTTTTAAATTCAATTACTTTTTAAAGATGACCTTAGAACAAATCCAAGATCTAAAAAAGCGGCATGACAACGCAGTAGCCGCAATGAGGGACGCCGCCACCGCTTTAAGTGTGGAAGGGCTTACCGATGTCCG